GATACACTCATTCAACAATAAGAGTATGTCCCGGCGCATACAGGTTGAGCGAACCATCCAGCTTGCCGAGGAATACTCAGAGATGGAAAAGATGTGGTATGTCTGGCAGCTAGACTTCCGTGGTCGTAAGTACCCGGTAGAGTCTTTCCTGTCTCCGCAGAACGCAGACTATAGTAAGGCTCTGTTGGAGTTTGCCAACCCGGCTACTATCACGAACGACGCAGACGCACGCTGGCTTGCTATACACGGAGCCAACGTATTCGGTGTCGATAAGGTTAGCCTAGAAGACCGGGAGCTGTGGGCGTATATGAACACGCAGAACGCCATCGACGTTTACGCTGACCCACTATCTTGTAAGTGGTGGACTGAAGCAGACAAACCTTGGCAGGCTCTGGCATGGTGTGCAGAGTGGGCGCAGTATAACGAGAGCAAGAGCAGGGGACTGCCTTTTGAGACTCACCTGCCATGCGCCAGCGACGGATCGTGCAACGGCTTACAGCACCTCTCAGCTATGCTCCGAGACGAGGCCGGGGGTAAGGCGGTGAACCTGCTGCCCAGTCCGTTCCCTCAAGACATTTATAAGGACGTAGCTAACCGGGCAACTACGCTGCTCATGGAAGCTGAAACAGAGATGGCTGACCAGCTCTTGCAAGTAGGCGTCTGCCGCAAGATCTGTAAACGCCCGGTGATGATTGTACCGTACAGCGGAACACGACACAGCTGCCGGGACTACATCCTTGAGGCACTGCAAGATAAGTGCAAAGGTAAGAACCCGTGGAACGACGACTTCTTTGAACCTGCAAACTACCTAGCTGGTTTTGTCTGGCAGGCCATCAACGAAGTGATTGTCTCTGCACATACTGTAATGGATTACATCAAGAGCATTGCTAAACTGTACTGTGCCGTCGATAAGCCCTTCGAGTGGATCACCCCCACCGGGTTATTGGTACGCCAGTCATACAGCAATACAAACAAGAAGCGGATCAAGACACACCTGAGCGGTTCTATTGTTAAGCTGAACTACTCACAGCCTGTCGAGAACACCATCGATAAACGTAAAAGTGTTTCGGGGAGCAGCCCGAACTTAACCCACTCACTGGACGCCGCTGCTCTGACGTTCACTGTCGATAAATGTTTGAAGGAAGGAGTCACAGACTTTGCTATGGTACACGACAGCTATGGCACACACTCTCCCAATATGCCGCTACTCAATGATAAGTTAAGAGAAGCTTTTGTGGAGATGTATCAAGAGCATGATGTGCTGCAAGATCTCTACGACTACGCAGTATCTTCATTACCGGAGGGAACAGAAGTACCTCCACCACCAGCTAAGGGTACGCTAAACATTGAGGAGGTGCTTAAAAGTGATTACTTTTTCGCGTAATTCCAAAGGTTCCCCTATAGCAAACCCCAAAGTTACATTAACTATTTAGATAAGGAAAAACGTATGGCTAATAACATTATGGTATTGGAAGGATCAGCACAATGGGCTAAGGTCTTTGAACCCGATACTAAGTTTAACCCTCTGGGTGACTATAGTATCAACATTCAGATGACTGCCGCCGAGGCTGCTCCGATGTGTGAGCGACTAGAGCAACTAGTCCAAGAGAAGTTTAAGGAGGCTGTTAAAGAGAAGCCTGCCCTTAAGAACACTCTGACCACCGCCGATGTCAGCAGTACCGTGTACGATAGAGACACAGGCGACGACACAGGTAATGTGGAATTTAAATTTAAACTGAAAGCTAAGGTACAGAAGCGTGACGGTACGTACTACGACCAAGAGCCAGCAGTTGTCGATGCGAGCAAGAAGCCCTTGCCGAAAGATATGCTGATTGGTAACGGCTCCCGGGTGAAGGTAGCGTTTGAACCCATCACGTATGTCATGGCATCCACCAAAAAGGTTGGGGTCTCACTACGCCTGAAGGCAGTGCAGGTTATCGATCTCGTAGAGTACGGTAACAAGGCCACCAGCGTGTTCGACGAAGAGGACGGCTTCATTGCGCCGGAAGCTTCTAACGACGACACCGCCCCTTTTGAAGAGGATGTCGCCAATGCCTCCGACTTCTAGGTCTACCTTAGAGGAACGCGTGCAACTCAACCTAAAAGCCCGTGGGATTGATTACGAGTACGAACCTTGTAAGCTTCCCTACACGGTAACCCGCAACTATATCCCTGACCTAAAAATCGGGGATATATTTGTAGAGGTTAAAGGATACTTTCGACAGGACGCCCAGCGTAAGATGCGTAGTATGAAAGAGCAACATCCTGAGTTGGACATCAGGTTCTTATTTCAACGAGCCAACAGCACCGTACAAGGAGCAAAGAAAAGAAAAGACGGAACGAAGATGACGTGCGGTGAGTGGGCAACTAAACACGGTTTTATTTATGCAGAGGAGATCATACCCGATGAGTGGTTCAGATAGTTACCGGATAGAGATTCAGATTTTAGATAACACTTCAGATGAAGGGGGCAACTGCGTGACGATCTCGAAGCGTGGACGCCAATTAACAATAGCCGATATCTCAGAGGCTTTCACCGACGCAGTAAAAGGTGCAGGCTTTTCAGATTTAGAAGTGAGTATTGATTAATGGAAAGACAGGAGAGTGAATTCATAATGCACACTCCTTGCGATAAGTGTGGCTCGTCGGATGCAAACAGCTTGTACTCTGACGGTCACACCTATTGCTTTAATTGTAAACACTACGGACAATCCCAAGAGGAGGTCAGAATGCCAGAGAAGAAACAACCACAAGGACTGCTAGCCGGAACACACGAGGTGTTGGTCAAGCGTGGACTGACTGAGAAGACTGTGAGGTTTTGGGATTATCAAGTCGGTGACTACAAAGGAGGTAAGGCGCACATCGCTAACCACAAGACACCTGACGGTGAGACTGTGGCGCAAAAGATACGTACACCTAACAAAGAGTTTTGTGTACTGGGCGATATCAAAAAGGCTGGTCTTTACGGACAGTGGCTCTGGCGTGATGGCGGCAACAACGTAACCGTCGTGGAAGGTGAGCTGGATGCTCTCTCTATGTCACAAGCTTTCGATAACAAGTGGCCTGTTGTGTCTGTGAACACTGGCGCAGCGGGAGCCAAGCGTGAGGTAGCCAAGGCTATCGAGTGGCTAGAGAAGTTTGACAAGGTTGTCTTTATGTTTGACAACGACGAGCCGGGACAGCAGGCAGCTAAGGAATGTGCTGCACTACTATCACCACGGAAGGCACGCATTGCCAAGCTACCGCTGAAGGACGCCAGCGAAATGATACAGGCACGACGCCACGCTGATCTCGTCGATGCGTTTTGGGATGCAAAGGAATACACCCCCGACGGTATCATCAACGGCGAGGAGCTATGGGAAGAGGTATCAACAGAGAAAGAAGTACACTCTGTGCCGTACCCTTACGATGGCATCAACAAGAAGCTAGGCGGCTGTCGCTTAGGTGAGATCGTCACCGTTACAGCAGGGTCAGGTTTAGGTAAGAGTCAGCTCACTCGTGAGTTTGCATATCATCTACTGAACGAAGGAGCTACCATAGGCTATGTTGCGTTGGAGGAATCCAGTAAACGCACAGCTCAGGGATTGATGTCCTTACACTTAAATAAACCTGTGCACCTTGAGTCTGTACCCACGGAAGAGTTACGTGAAGCGTTTGACGCAACACTAGGGACAGGCCGGGTGTTCATTTATGATCACTGGGGATCCACTGAATCTGACAACCTGCTAGCAAAGATCAGGTATCTAGCCAGAGGGTGTGGTTGCCAGTACATCATATTAGATCACATCTCGATTGTTGTCTCCGGTATCGAAGGAGGCGACGAGCGTCGTATCATTGACAACATGATGACCAACTTACGCTCCCTAGTTGAGGAGCTAAACATTGGCATGATTGTTGTGTCACACCTAAGACGTCCGGCAGGTGACAAGGGACACGAAGAGGGACAGGTAACATCGCTCTCCCAGCTCCGTGGCTCTGCTGCCATTGCCCAGCTTAGTGATATCGTAGTAGGTCTTGAACGTAACCAGCAAGACGCAGAGAACAGTAACATAACAACTGTCCGTATCCTGAAGAACAGATGGTCAGGCGAGACCGGGATAGCGGGGCAGCTTAGTTATTCACCAACAACAGGTCGTATGACTCCAGCGGAAGAAGCATTCGACGATATACCATTTTAGGAGACACCATGATTAAACCAGTGGCTGATAGGGTTCTAATTAAATTAGCAGAGATTGAAACAAAAACAGCAGGCGGCATCATTCTATCTGAGGGAGCACAAGAGAAAGTTCTCACAGGCGAGGTGCTGGCTGTAGGCGAAGGCCGCACAACAACCGACGGCACGCTGATCCCTCCTTCTGTTAAAGTAGGCGACACTATTCTATTTGGAAAGTACGCAGGCTTAGATAAGTGGGAAGACAACGGTGAAGACTTATACCTAATTCAGGATCAGGCGATACTCGGTATTATTGAAGAAGACTAAACTAATCACTCCAGCGAGAGGATAATATGAAGACTAGAATACACGTTAACCAGCACCATGTCAGACATAACAAGAAGTATCCTGACGATAAACAACTCCCACCTTTAACGGTTAAGGACTACAAACAAAACCGTAAGTGCCACCTAGCCTCGATACAGACAGCAGATGGCGTCGAGGTGGCTAGAGTTGTGAGCCAACCTGAAAAGCCGTTACCTTGCGGGGCAACTGTTTGGATTGAAACAGAGTTGGAGGTAATCGTAAAATGATAATTTTTGATATAGAGACGGACAACTTACTTGAGACTGTAACCAAGGCTCACTGCATGGTGACCCAGTGTACACTCACAGGTGAGGTAAACAAGTTTGTAGGACACGATGAGATCCGTGAGGGTTTAGCCGTGTTAGATCTGGCTGGTGTTATCGGAGGCCACAACATTCAGGCTTACGATCTCCCGGTACTAAAGAAGCTGTTTGACTATGAATACAACGGCGTGGTGTTTGACACGCTGGTTGCATCCCGGTTGATCTGGCCTAACATGAAAGAAAAGGATTTGATGAAGCGTACAGTTGAGAACAGGTTGATTGGTTCTCACTCGCTGAAGGCATGGGGACAACGCCTGAACGACAACAAGGGTGACTACGGAGAGCAAGAGAACGCGTGGGACGAATACACGCCGGAGATGCTTGAGTATTGTGTGCAGGACGTAGCCCTTAACGTCAAACTCTACGAGCTTATTCAGTCTAAGAATTATCCTAAAGAACCAATGGAGCTTGAGCACGAGATGAACAGGCTGCTCTTGCAGCAGGAACGCATTGGGTTCCCTTTCAATGTCGAAGCAGCCCAGCAGTTATACACCAAACTGACTGCCCGGAAGCAAGAGATTGAGCAAGAGCTAGTCGATACAATGGAGCCAACCATTGTCGAGCTTAAGACTAAAACAAAAACAATTCCCTTTAACCCCGCTTCCCGGCAACAGATCGCAGACCGACTGATGCGCCGGGGGTGGAAACCCGAAGAACACACACCATCAGGTGACCCAAAAGTTGACGAAAAAATTCTGGCAGGCATCGATATGCCGGAAGCTAAGTTGCTGACGGAGTTCCTGATGCTCAACAAAAGATTAGGACAGTTAGGAAATGGCAAGCAGGCGTGGCTCAAGCTCGAGAAGGCGGGCAGAATACACGGACGTGTTAATCACATGGGTGCTGTTACTTCTCGTTGTACCCACAGCGACCCTAACGTCGCTCAAGTACCATCAGGAGGAGCCGCCTTTGGGAAGGAGTGTCGTTCACTCTTCCACGCACCGGAGGGCTACTCCCTACTCGGGGCTGACGCTAGTGGTCTAGAGCTACGTTGTCTTGCACATTATATGTCACGCTACGACGGCGGAAAGTACGGTAAGGAAATTCTAGAAGGTGATATTCACACAGCAAATCAAGAGGCGGCTGGGTTACAGACACGCCCACAGGCGAAGACGTTCATATACGGATTTCTCTACGGAGCCGGGAATGCAAAGATTGGAGAGATCATTGGCAAGGGAGCAAAAGAGGGAGGCCAAATCAAGAAAAGGTTTCTCGCAAAAACCCCGGCACTCAAAAAGTTAACGGAAGCCCTGAACCACCGACTCGAAGTACAGACAGGTGAGAAGTTTATCAAAGGCTTGGACGGTAGGTTGATCCCCATTCGCCACCCCCACGCAGCTCTCAACACTCTGTTACAGTCGGCAGGCGCAATCATATGTAAGCGGTGGTACAAAACCATTGAGGATATGATAAGAGCTAAAGGCTACACCACCGAAGAAGTTGCGGTAGTGGCGTTTGTTCACGACGAGGTTCAGATCATTGTTAAAAAAGGCTTGGAGGATGCAATTGGTGCAATCACTAAAGAAGCAATTAAAGAGACAGAAAGGCGGTATGGATTCAAATGTCCTCTCGACTCGGAGTTCGACATCGGGCGTAGTTGGGCGGAAACTCACTGATCCTAGCCGGGTAGGCGACCTCGCCGAGCTGTACGCAATCACATGGTTGTGGGACGAAGGCTTCGAGGTTTTCTACAATGCTGGATCAACAGGGGCAGTAGATGTGATCGGTATCAAAGATAACGAGGTGTACCTTTTCGATGTGAAAACTAAGGGAGCCAACACGCATATGCCGTCTCGAACACCAAAACAAAAAGCACTGGGGGTACAGTTCTTAGAATTTGATCCTATCAAGCGTAAGCTTCGGTGTGTCAAACACAGGAAATTCTAATGGAAATTAATTGGCTCAGTATTTTATGCGTAGGTAGTTTTGCCTTTGTTAGTGTAGCACTCGGCATCCGATGGATCGGCGACGCTATAATCAATTATCAACTAGCAAAGCAGGGCATGATGATCACACGCATTTTGCAGGAGGAAGAAGAAGATGAGTAGAGTATTATTAGTGGACGGTGACATTGTTGCGTACAAAGCAGCGACTGTTGCAGAAACCCCGATTGATTGGGGCGATGGCTTTTGGACACTACACGCTTTTGAGAATGACGTGACATCTAGCATTGATGTATTCATGGCAGACATCAAAGAGCAGTCCGGGTGCACAAAGTTTATTACCTGTCTCTCTGGTGACAACCTGTACCGCAAGGACGTAGCCCCTTACTACAAGGCTAACCGTAAAGGTACACGCAAGCCCATGCTCCTAAATTTTGCTAAAAAATATTTGGCAGACAACTACAACGGTAGAGTTGAAGATAATCTAGAGGCCGACGACCTGCTCGGTATTCTAGGCAGTGCGGATAAGAACACTGTTATCTGGTCTTCTGATAAGGACTTGCTCACGATCCCAGCGTACCACCTGATTGACGGTAAGGTAGTTGAGGTTGATGAAGAGGAAGCTGACTATAACTTCCTGTACCAAACGCTCGTCGGTGACTCCGTAGACAACTACAAAGGTTGCCCATCGGTAGGCGCAAAGACAGCAGACAAACTGCTACTTGATAAAGGTGCTACATGGAACACTGTAGTAGAAGCGTTTGCCTCCAAAGGCTTAGGCGAAGAGGTAGCGATTGAGAACGCACGGCTGGCACGTATCCTACGTGACGGTGAATATAACTTTAAAACAAAAGAGGTGAAATTATGGACGGTTTAAAAGGTCAGGTTAGGAAAAGCCTGAACGATGTTACGCCTGAACAGTGGGATGCTATGCGAGATAAGTATGCCAAAGCAGCCGAGCAGGAGAAGAAGGATATGGAGAAGGACGATTTATCGACGTACCCGTCAGTCAATGACCCGGTAGAGCGACCCGTCCATTACAATACAGGTTCCGTAGAGTGCATCGAGGCCATCAAGGCTAGTATGTCCTACATGGAATACCAAGGGTATCTAAAAGGCAACACGATGAAATACCTTTGGCGATACAACTATAAAGGAAAGCCGGTAGAGGACTTGAATAAAGCCCGCTGGTATTTAGACAAATTAATTGAGGAGATAAAATGACCGACCCATACACAGAAGAAATGATATCGATGTTCGAAGGCTTCGACTGGTATCAGGAAAAATGTAATGACACAGCCATCTTTCCCGAAGACAAAGCCGAAGAATATCTTGCTATGGGTTTGTGTTCAGAAGCTGGAGAGGTGGCTGGAAAAGTTAAGAAAAAGATTCGAGACGGTGAGCACGAAGGATACAAGGAGGCATTGGCAGCAGAGCTGGGTGATGTCTTCTGGTATCTAGCTGTCCTCACGGATCGTGCCGGGTTAAGTTTGGGCGACCTCGCCTACCAGAACCTACAAAAACTATACAAAAGAAAAATCAGAAACACCTTACGAGGTTCAGGGGATAACAGATAATGGATTCATACCAACAGTACATTCACAAGTCACGCTACGCTCGATGGCGTGAAGAAGACAACCGACGCGAAACGTGGAAAGAAACAGTTTCACGCTACATCCAGTTTTGGGTAGAGCGAGACCAGCTCGAGCCTGAGCTAGCCAATGAGCTATACCACGCTATTTACAACCTTGAAGTCATGCCCAGTATGCGCTGTCTGATGACGGCGGGCGAGGCACTGTCTCGAGATAACATGGCAGGCTTCAACTGTAGCTACATCGCTGTCGATAACCAACGAGTATTCGATGAGATACTCTACGTATTAATGTGTGGCACGGGTGTCGGCTTCTCTGTCGAACGCCAGTCTGTCGCTAAACTACCAACCGTTGCCGAGGAGTTCCATGAAACAGAAACTACAATCCATGTACAAGACAGTAAAATTGGCTGGGCTAAAGCTTTCCGTGAACTGGTCTCTCTTCTCTATTCGGGTCAAGTTCCTACGTGGGACGTTAGCAAGCTACGTGCGAAAGGTGAACGTCTCAAAACCTTTGGCGGGCGGAGTAGTGGATCTGAGCCTCTTGTTGCCTTGTTTAATTTTACCTGTGCTACTTTTAAGAGGGCTGCTGGGCGTAAACTTACCAGCATAGAGTGCCATGATATTGTATGCAAAATTGCTGAGATTGTGGTTGTTGGCGGTGTTCGCCGTTCCGCTCTTATTTCTCTTTCTAATCTTTCTGACGATCGTATGCGTCATGCAAAGTCTGGGAATTGGTGGGAGACCGAAGGCCAACGTGCTCTCGCTAACAACAGTGCGGTCTACAACGAGAAGCCCGACTATGAAACCTTTCTGGAAGAGTGGGTGGCTCTATACAAATCCAAGGCCGGTGAGCGAGGTATCTTCTCCCGAACAGCAGCGAAGAAGCAAGCAGCAAAGAATGAGCGACGAGACGTAGACCACGACTTTGGTACTAACCCCTGCTCTGAGATTATTCTACGCTCGGCTCAAGTATGTAACCTGTCAGAGGTGGTGGTACGCGCTGACGATACACTACAGTCGCTGGGACGTAAGGTGCGCCTTGCAGCAATCTTAGGAACCCTGCAATCATCCCTGACGGACTTCCGATATGTTCGTAACATCTGGAAGAAGAACACAGAGGAAGAGTGCCTGCTGGGCGTGAGCATGACCGGGATCATGGACAACGAGTTCCTGTCCGGTAAGGGTGACCACGATCTGGCGACAGCTCTGGAGAACCTGAAGAAGGTCGCCGTGAACGCAAACAAGGAGTACGCAGCTCACCTTGGCATCAACCAGTCCACCGCTATTACGTGCGTGAAGCCGTCTGGCACAGTCTCACAGCTTGTAGACTCGGCCTCTGGTATCCACGCCCGGTTCTCGCCCTATTATATAAGACGAGTACGCAGCGACGGTAAGGATCCTATTAGTGCATTCCTTAAGGATGCTGGTGTTCCTTGGGAAAAGGACGTGATGAATGAAGAGAATTATGTCTTCTCTTTCCCCATCAAAGCCCCGGACGGTGCGACCAGCGTCGATGAGTTAGATGTAAAGACACAGCTCGACCTGTGGGAAGTTTACCAGAACCATTGGTGTGAACACAAACCTAGTGTAACAATCTACTATTCTGACGATGAATTCCTGTCGGCAGGGCAGTGGTTATGGGACAGGCTGGATGCTTGTTCAGGGATTAGTTTCCTGCCACGGACGGATCACGTTTACCAACAGGCTCCGTATGAAGCCATCACGGAAGAGCAGTATAAGGAACTTAAAAAGGAAATGCCAAC